TACCATTTGACATATAGCTGGAGTGAGAAAACTTGGTATAACTTGCCGCCTAGGGGTCACCGTGGTTTTGATAGAATGGCTATGGTTGTAACGAAGAAGACAAAAAATCGTCTTCTTGAGATGTTGCCGTCTTGGTTTTGTGATGGTGATGTACACGACATGAGGGCGTTAGATAAACGGCGTTATGTTTTGCTACAAGTTAAGAACGTAACAGCGAAAGGGCGGGGCGGTGTTGATGCTGATTTTGTGATGGGCTTTGATGATGTCCTTGAAGCTGTGGCGATGGAACAAAACGAAGTGATGAGCGATTATTTTCTGAGTCTGCGGGGTGTAAAATGAACGGGGATAGAATGGATATAGCTATAGTCTGTATGTGGTTTGTGTGTTTGTTTCTGTTCTGTGTTGCCTACTTTCCGTATCTGTTGGGGGTGTATTATGGGACGGTTTGAGTTTTGGATTCTGATAGTTTTGGTGTGTCAGTGTTTGAAGTGTTGACAAAAAAATGTGGGTGTGGTTTTGTACTGCACTCACAGCACCACCAAAACGAAACACCGAAACATTTGCGTGTTTTGCAGCACTATCATTAGGCGGGCTTGGCTTGGGGAAACTGGCTGGTAATTAAAAGAACCCCCGTGGTTGAACAAGGAAGCACCATGGTTGGTGTAATATGAAATCTCCAGTATGGGATGGTAGGGGATGCAAACGGTTAAACATGCGCACCGTCGCATGTTATAGAGCGCAAATCCACGTGGCAGTGCCATACGGGTGGAGTGCAGTACGTAAACCATGGTGCGGTATGCTGTGTGAAATGTAACGGTACAAGTTTGGTGAATGGGATAAAGGTGTGATAAAATACTTTAATCAGCAACAACAACACTAAAAGAAAGGTACCAAATATGCAAAATGACCAACGAAACAAACGTACTGGCGGGAGGCCGAAAGGTAGTAAATCCAAGAACCTTTTGAAGCCACATAACCAGATAGCAAAGTGCATTAAGGAAGAGTCTATAACTGGCTTGCTATGGGCACTGATACAACTTGCCCAGCATGAGATAAAACACGAGGGAAGGGTGACTACATTTAGCGGAGCGGACTTGAGTAAGTTTGTGGCTTTACTTCACCAACGAGAGGTAAGCAATAAGTTATCTAGTCCAGACCAGTTGGATACGAGTGCAGTCCAAGCATGGTTGACTAGCACCGCAGAGTGACGCAACAGCGGCATGACCGAACTAACAAAACCAACAGGTAACTTGCGCATATGCAGCACAACCGTGCTGTTGATGCAGCAACTGAGCAGAGCGGAATGCGTTTATGCAGCACTTGTGATGCAGAAGCAGCATGTAGCGGGTGCGGGCTAACAGAATGCGCTAATGCGAACAGGGCATGTGCGAGTGCAGCATGTAATGCTGGACCTTGCGACATGCATTGTGCATTTGCAGCATGGCACTACCAAACTAACATTGTACCTATGCGCATTTGCAAACGTGACACACAGTGTTGCGGCTTGCGATATGCAGCATAGAGGGTGTTGGATGGTGGGCGATGTTACGGTGTGGTTGGAAATGTAATGCGAGTAGCGTTTCATTTGCTGCCCTTGCAACATGTATGGTTACGTTGTACACTACAATGGAGGCGGCTAACTGTATTGTGAGGGATTTATGACAGGTATGCACACTGAACTAGCAAGGGTGTTCAGCAATCCATTCGAGTTTATACAGAGGTTACGAATAGTCAACAAGAGTGGGCGGGTTGTACCATTGACGTTGAATGCTGAGCAGGTTGAGATAATCAATGCCTTAGAGGAGGGTCGTGACACATTGGTTCTTAAGCCTAGGCAGATTGGGTCTAGTACGGTTGTATGTGCTTACATGTTTTGGAAGGCTTACACAGCTACTACACCACTTACATTGATTATATTGTCGTACAAGATTGCTTCTAGTAAACACCTATTGCATATACACAAGCGTTTCTATCAGTACCTACCAGAGACATTAAAGCGTCCATTGGAGGTAGACAATACAACTGAGATAGCGTTCATGGGTGGTGGGCGTGTTATTGCTGCTGCTGCAACACAAGCTGGTGGTTTACGTAGTCAGACTTGTAGTATGCTACACATTTCAGAGTATGCATTTGCAGAGAATCCTGAAGAGTTAAAAGCTACTGCAATCTCAGCATTGAACGATGGACAACTAGTCATAGAGAGTACAGCTAACTATTACAACGATGCATTATGGAAGGAAGTACACAAGCATCAAATAGGAGAAGCTGATTGGAACTACTTGTTCTTTCCTTGGTTTAAGCATGCTGAGTATAGTATGGATGACATACCAGTACAGTTAACAGATGAAGAGCTTAGGTTACAGGAAGAGTATGGGTTAACACTAGGTCAGTTTGCTTGGAGAAGGGAGAAGATAAGTAAGCTAGGTTGGGAGAAGTTTGTACGTGAGTATCCAATGACACTAGACGAAGCATATCGTATTAGTGGTAATACATACTTTACATACGATGACTTTGAGCATGTTGACGTAGTGACTGTTAATCCTACAGAGTGGGTAACATTTGAAGAGCCTAATCCAGATGACACGTATGCTATTGGAGTAGATGTTAGTGGTGGTGTAGGTAGAGACTATGCTGTAGTGTTCTGTGTAAGTAGGATGACATTACAACCAGTGTGTATCTACAGGTCGAATACAGTAAGTCCTATACAGCTAGCAGATTATATATACGATATGTCAGTTACATATAACAATGCATTGACCTTAGTAGAGAGTAACAACTATGGATTAGCAACAATACAAGAGTTAATACACCAAGGTTTCTACAAGCTATGGAAGGATGCACATACAGGTAAAGACTTTCTAACAACAAGTAGGAGTAAACCATTGTTGTTTGAGAACTTAAAGAAGGGTGTACAGACAGGAGCAATACGACTAATAGACAATGTAACGATGACGGAACTTAGAAGTATTACAGTAGATGAGAAGGGTATATTGAAGTTTGGTGAGGAAGTAGAAAGTCACTGTGATAGTGCAATGGCAATGGCATTAGCGTATTGGTGTTTAAACAGTGTGAAGATAAAACAGAGTGCATATTTACCAGAATGGATTATAAGTCAGAAAGCAGATAAATCATTGCGTACAAGTGGTGTGAGTCCACATTTACATAGGAGGTATTAGTGACAGGTGGCAAGCGATTAAGTTCAGAAGACAGTACAACTGAGTTTTCCAAGTGGGTTATGAATCAGATAGAGAAAACTGGATTGTCGATGTTGGAGATAGAGAAAGAATCAGGCATGTCATACTACACAATGTACCAATGGAGAAAGGGACGCAATGGACCAACGTTTGATGGATTGATAGTTTTTAGTGCATTCATAGCATTAAAGACCAACCAAAAATTAAAAAACGTTTTTTTTAGTGCTATAGAGACAATGCCGTCGTATCAGTCGTGCCAAATCATAATGAATAGAAGTGGTGGTGGTGCTAAGTGAGTGGTAAAGATTTAACGACTTGTCCTGTTTGTTGCTGTGACCCTTGCGATTGTCATGGGGCTACATCTGTTGATATGGTGACGTTAACGTACTATATAGACGATGCATCGTTTACATTGCATGTGCCAGTAAGATTGGTAAAGCAATACACAAGCTTGTATAAGGAAGTTGAAGTTATGAATGCAGATGGTAGTGTTGTGGTGTATATTAGAGGTGTTGTTACGGAGAATAACGATGAGAACCAATAGAGAAACAGTAGCTTTAATACGAACAGTCTTAGATGAACACAATCATTTCTGGGATGACCAACGAGCTGAAATGAAGAGGTACAGGGATGTCTACGAGAATCGTTTTTGGCAATCTGAATACATGGACGATACAATGGTCCGAGTGGAAACATCCGACTGCTTCAGTTACGTTGAAGGTTTTATTGCTAGCTTGTTTTCTCGCAATCCTGCTGTGGTTGTGGCAAAGGATGCATCAATCATAGAAGGCAATGCTAAAATGGCACAAGCAGTTGTCAATCGGTTTTTATTTGATAAGAGAGAACAGTTAGAAATAGCTTCACGCCTTGCCCTCATATATCCCTCCTCATTCCTCAAACTTTCCCCAACTGATAGTACGGATATGCTTGAAAAAGTCTCTATTCGTGCTATTCCTTGTTGGGAAGTGATTGTTGATATGGATGCTTGTGCATGGGATGAGCAAAGGTTTATGGCACACGTATATTACTTGCCAATGCCTGAAGTGCGTCAGCGGTTTGGTGCTAAGAAGTTTACGCCAATACCAAAGGTGGATTATTTTACACCACAAGAAAAGTACACGGGCGTAAGTGAAGATTTGCCAGATGACTATTTGTATGTGCAGATTGTAGAGTTCTATGACCTAGCATATGACAAGTTGTATTTTTGGAGTCCAAACTACCGTGATGGTGGTGAGCTATTAGAAAAGAGTGAAATACCCGTACGTACGTATGACGATAAACCAATGAGTCCGTTGTGTCCATTGTACTACGCACGTAAACCAGAAAAGCCAATGTGTGGATTGTCGGCAGTATCGAGGGTATACGACCAGTTTTATGAAAAGAACATACTACGTACGTATTGGGCGAACTCCGTACGTAGAGATTCAAGACAGTATTTGTACAAGGAAGGCTCGTTGGATGAAGAAGCCTTGGCAAAGATTACGGCAGGTGTTGACGGGGCAATGATTGCAGTTGACGAACCTGTGTTAGATGGTATTATTCGTGCTGTTGGTGTAGAGCCATTATCAGGTAACTTTGATAGGTATCTAGGCTATATTGAGCAAGATATAAATCGCGGCAGCATCTTGGCACCGTTTAGTCGAGGGGAAGCGACTAAAGCTACGGCTACTGAGGTGACTGCCCTTGCTCAGTACAGTGCATCGGAAATTGGTAAGCTTGCTAGAGAGCGTGACAATGCGGTTGAACTTATTGCACTTACATATTTGCGCATTGTATCTTTGTTAGCAGAAGAAAAAGAACAAGCTGTGATTGAGGTAGAAGGGTTGCCAAAGGTCATTACTGTACAAGACTTAGATGCTAAATTTAAAATAGTGTCTCTTGACCAGTCAAGCACGCCATTGTCAGAAGCCTTAAAAAGAAATAATCTGGTGCAACTGCTTCCTGTGCTGACACAGCTAGGTGTGCCGGGCGGTAAAATTAAAGAAGAGTTAGTACGACTTTATGATTTGCCAGAATCTTTTAATGAAGAACCTCCACCTCCACCACAAGCTCCTGAAGCACCACAAGGCGGAATGGGTGGTCCTGCACCACAAGAAATGCAAACCACAGCAGGTGATATAGGAGCACAAGGAGAACTGCCTTCCGAACAACTGACTCAAATGCTTAATCAACAGAGATAACCATGCCAATGTATACCTACCAATGCCAAGTGTGTTCCAAAGTCCACGAGGAACTTATATTCTTTCGTGACTATGAGAATGACAACATCCCACAAGTGTGCGGTGCGGATACGTATGAACAAGGGTGTGGGGGTGATTTGTATAGAGTGCTTAGAGCACCGGGCACTCACAGTAGTTGGGATGGAACTGGTAAGCATGGTGTGAATGGGTTCTACAGTAAAGCATTGGGTAAACATGTAGCCAATAAGCATACAGAGCAAAAGATTATGGAAAGTAAAGGATTTGTGTGCGAGGCAGATTTGCCCAAAGACCGTTGGGACACAGCAGTTGAAACACAAAAAAGACGAGTGTCTGAACAAGATAAAAATATAGAAACATACACGGAGGCTTTAAAAAGTGGTAAAACAAAAGAAGAAGCCGTGGTGGAAGCATTTACAGCTGCTGATGCAGTTAGTGGTAAACTTGATAAAACATGGGGGAAAAGTGAATGAAATGATGATGGACCTTGAAAATGAAATGGGTGGAGCGCAACAAGAAGAAGAAGTTGCCTTTGCAGAGATGGCACCAAAAGGCAGATTCAGTGCTAAGGCATTGAACAACCTTGTTAAAGCCAGTAATCGTTTGTTGCCTAAGTTTGGACAAACACCTGATTATCCATTGTTTGATAGTGACGAA